GTCACCGGAGTTGATGGAAAAATCCGCCGCTACGACCTCGCTGACTTCGCTCGATACTGCTCCAGCCTCAAAACCGACGACGGGCTGCCGTTCAGGCTCCATCCGTTCCAGAAGCGGATGCTCACTGACTACTTCGCCGGCACTACCGAGACCGTCATCGTGATCCCGAAGAAGAACGGCAAGACTACGCTCCTCGCGGCGCTTGCGCTCTATCACCTCGACCGGACGCCGAACGCTGAATGCCTGATCGTGGCTTCGTCCAGTGAGCAGGCGCGGATCCTGTTCAACCAGGCCGCGGACCTCATCCGACGCTCGGGGTTGGATCAGTTCGAGGTCAAGACGGGGTATGGAGTCATCTGGCCGAAGGGTGGAGACAGGGCAGGACCGAAGATATCCGTTCGGCCGGCGGAAGCGGGGACGGGAGACGGGGTCATCCCGACGCTAGCCTTGGTCGATGAGTTGCACCGGCACAAGAATCTGGCCCTCTACGGCGTGCTCCGGGACGGACTCTTGGGGGATTCGCGGATGATCACCATCTCCACGGCCGGGGCTGATGACACGAACCCGCTCTGGACGATCCTCGAACGGGCCAGGGATATGCCGACCTACGAGGGGAAAGGCGCCTATCACCGGGCCGAATCGGCGGATGGTTCGTTCGTTCTGCACGAGTGGGCGCTCGAGAACACCGACGACCTCGACGACCTGAGCCTGGTCAAGACCGCCAACCCCGCTCCCTGGCATACGAAGGCGAAGCTCAAGCGGCGTCGGAACTCCCCGACGATGACGACCTCCCAGTGGGCGCGATTCGCTTGCGGGGTCTGGACGGCCGGCGAGGATCCGTGGATCGAGCCCCAGACGTGGGACCAGCTGGCGGTTGATGTGGGCGGGGTCAGGCCGGGAGACATGGTCTATATCGACGTCGTCACGGGGCCGGGGGAGACCGGGATCGTGCTGGCATCGCCTCGAGGGGACGCGATCGCGGTGCGGGCCATCATCGGAACCATGACGTTCGCGCAGGTCGAGAGGACGCTGCTCGATCTCTACGACCTGTATTCGGTGGAATCTATCGCCTATGACCGGGTCGAGTTCAAGCGGTCAGCCCAACTCCTGGAGGAAGCGGGGATGCCGATGATCGAGAACCCGCATTCCACCGAGAGGCTGTCCATCGGGACGATCACCCTGAATCGCTTGGTCGTCGGAGGGCTGCTTCGACACGACGGAGACCCGGAGCTTCGCAAGCAGGTTCTCCGCGGGATGACGAAGCAATCCGAGCGGGGGTGGCGGTTCGTCAAGACGCCACGGACCCGCGCACTGATCGCGATGGCGCTCGCTGTTCACCAGGCGTCCCAGAACCTTGGCGAGCCTCAGGTCGCAGTGTTCTGACCTTGACCCCGCGCTGACTCTGAGCGCGTGGATCTAAGGAAATACCGCCCCGATGTGGGGCAGGTAGTCCGCGTCGTGACCGAAGATGACGCTTTCACTGGCACGCTCATGCGTGCCTCACGCACGTCTATCGAGCTTCGACCGCTGTCGATGCCTGCTGGGATGCGCGTTCGGCTGTCGCGGGACGACGTCAAGGACGTGGAAACGCGCTACGCGGACCTAAGTGCGTTCATCCCGCACCCCGGAAGTACCAACTTCATCGCTCAGCCGGTCACGTCCGAGGACGCCGTATCCAACACGATCGCGGTCTATGCCTGCGTTCGGCTGATCGCGGGCACCATCGGGTCGCTCGAGATGAGCCTGTATCAGGAGACCGCGGGTCAGATCAGGCGGAAACTCGGCTACGACGAGGGACTTCAGGGACTTTCGGGCCGCGGATACCCCGGAACGCTCGCTCGGGTCCTCGGTGAGGTTCCGAACCCCGAACAATCCCCCGTGGAGTTCTGGGAGACGGTCGTCGGGCACATCGAACTGCAGGGCGAGGCGTTCGTCAACGTGGTACGTGGTCCCGACGGCCGTCCCTCGGAGCTCTGGCTCTTGAGGCCCGACCGGATGGAGATCTTCCGAGATCCCAACACCAAACGTCGGTTCTACGTCTACGAGCAACGGACCTCGAAGTATTCCGAGCAGGGCTCTGTTTCCTCATCGACCAAGCGGATCAAGTTCTCGGCCGACGAGATCATGCACATCCCCGGCCTGAGTTACGACGGGATGCACGGCATCTCCCCCATCTCGGTCGCTCGCAAGGCGATCCAGGGGGAGCAGGGCGCCTCCACCTACGCCGACAGCTTCTACCGCAACGCCGCGATGCCGTCGGGGATCGTCACGGTTCCGAAGGGGCCGCAGGACCGCTTCTCGGAGCGGGCGAAGATGTACCGGGACGCCCTTCAGTCGAAGTACGGCGGGATGACGAACGCCGGTCGGCTTGCTGTGGTCGAGGAGGGCGTGACCTGGCAGCAGACCGGCATGACGATGGTTGATCAGCAGTTCATCGAACAAAGGCAGTGGTCTGTCGTCGAGATCGCGCGTTTGTTCGGCGTTCCGCCCCATCTCATCGGTGATGTCACGAAGTCAACCAGCTGGGGGACCGGGATCGAGGAACAGACGCTCGGGTTCCTCACCTACAAGCTTCGTCCGATCATCGAGCGCATCGAAGCGGCCTGTTCCAGGGACCTGGGATTGGTTCCTGGGGTCAAGACGCTTGGAGATGAGCACCTTTGCGCCGAGTTCGACGTCGAGGAGATCCTGCGGACGAACACGAAAGCTCGGTATGAAGCCTATGCAACGGGCATCCAGTGGGGGTTCCTGACCCGCGCAGACGTCCGATCGGCCGAGAACCTGGACCCCGTGGCCGAACTCGAGAAGCCGATGTACCCCGCGAACATGACCGTCGTCGGTGATGAGCCCGTCCCCCAGCCGGCTTCAACCTTCAACGAGGCGATGGCGGCGCTCATGGCCCGCGAGCAGGTTCCTCCGGTCGTGAACGTCACGAACACGCCCGAGCAGAATGGCGGGCTCGCGGAGTCCGTGGAGGGCTTGAGGAACGAACTGCGGGCTGTGGAACTGTTCGGCCGCGTAAAGGACGACCTCGAAGCAATCCATAACTTGTCGAACGAGGCCCATGAGTCCTTCGAGGCGACCCGACTGGCCGCGCAGGAGCTCGCTGACACCACCGCAGCGGCCGTGGACCGCTCCGCTGCCGCTACGGAAGCACTCGCTGCGGAGTCCAGAGCGGTTCAGACGGAACTCTTCACCGAACTCGAAGCCCTCAAGCAACCGCGCAAGCGCCTTGTTGAGCGCGACGAGGACGGGTTCATCACCGGAGTCGTGGACGTCCTTGACGCTGAGACGACTGTGAGCCCGTGAGCATGAGGATCGAGGAGCGCCGCAGCGTTCCATTCGATGACGTCGAACTGCGCGAAGCCTCCGACGGCTTGACCTTCCACGGCTACGCGGCGCCATTCGACAGCGAGACCGATCTCGGTCCGTATCGCGAGACGATCGAGCGCGGCGCCTTCGGCAAGACCCTAGCCGACGGTGCCGACGTGCGGATGCTCGTGAACCACGAGGGCATCCCACTCGCAAGAACACGCTCCAGGACGCTCAAGCTCCGCGAGGACAAGCGCGGCTTGCTCGTTGAAGCGAAGTTAGACCCTAACAATCCACGGGCGCAGGAACTCATGTCCGCGATGAGGCGCAAAGACCTCGACCAGATGTCGTTCGCGTTCCGGGCCATCCAAGAGATAAAGCCCGAGGACAACGACGGCCTCCGCGTGCTCAAGGAAGTCGAGTTGTTCGACGTCTCCCCCGTGACATATCCCGCATACGAAGACACGACTGCCGAGATGCGGCAGCGTCAGATCGAGCTTCTGGGCAACTACGCCCACTCGCTCGGCATCACGATCAGAACGGACCCAGAAGACCCGCCAGCCGAGCCGGAACCCGAGCCTATCCAGGCTGACCACTCACTGGTGCTCGCACGTCAAGCCCAGCGAAAGAGGAAAGATGCATATCAACGAACTGCGTGACAGCCTCTCGAAGGATCTGGCTCGCATCGACGAGCTCATCGAGCGTGAGGAACTGTCAGAAGACGAGCGCAAGGAGCTCACCGAGACCGAGAAGCGGGCCGACGAGACCCTGCAGAAGGTCAACGACGCCGCCAAGCGCGAAGAGCGCAAGCAAGAGTTCAACTCGATCCCGACCCCGGAGCCGGTGAAGCCGGAAGCCGAGATCAGGATCTCCAAGGAAGAGCCGACCTACCGCGACGGCAACGCCCCCGGAGACCATAGCTACTACAAGGATCTGTGGTCAGCGACCCGCTACGGCGACCAGGACGCGCTCCAGCGCCTCCAGCGGAACAACGAAGAGGTCCGTGACCTCACGAGGACCGACACGTCGTCGGTCGGTGAGTTCGTGCCGCCCGCGTGGCTGCTCGAGCTCTACCAGCCCGGTATCCGGGCCTCCCGTAGGGTGACGGCCAACCTGGTGCGTCAGATGGCCCTACCAGGCGGTACTGACAGCCTGAACGTGCCTCGCATCTCGACGAACCCGACCGTGGCCGCACAGACCACGGACAACGCCGCGGTGAACGAGGTGGACACCGTGTCCGCGACCGTCACCGCTCCGGTGGTGACCTTCGCCGGCCAGAACGACGTGGCGATCCAGGTCCTGGAGCAGTCCCCCCTTGCGGGCGGCTTTGACAGCCTGATCTTCGCGGAGCTCCTGGCCGACATGGACCGGTACGTGGACACGCAGGTTCTGAACGGCACGGGCGCCAACGGGCAGGTCAAGGGGATCGTGGTCGTCGCGATGGCGAACACGACCAACCGCACGGCCTACACGGATGCTTCGGCGACGGTGCCGGAGATGTTCCCGGCCTACTCACAGGTGGTCTCGAAGGTCACGACGAACCGCAAGGACGTCGTGGAAGCCTTCGTGATGCACCCGAGGCGCTGGTACTGGACGGCAGGCTCGGTCGATAGCTCGAACCGCGCC